TGAATTAATTTTTCATGAATATCAGCTATATCAACGGTAATACCAGTAGCACTTACAGTAATATCTCTATCAGTTGCTTCAGCCGGATAAGTCCACCACATATTTCCTGCAGAAGTCCATACATTCGGTTTCCATTGATATTGAGTAAATGTGGCAGGTTTCCATGTATATTGTTTCCATGTATTAGCTTTCCATTCATTTTGATTCCATACTGCGGGTTGCCAGGTGTGGGATTCCCATATTAAATCACTAGCTGTCCATGCAGTTGTATCTGGTACCCATGTAAAATATGTCCAATCTCCTCCATAATTGGTACAAGTAGTTTCATCAGGTGCACCTATTGTATCACCAGTAACAGGATCTACACAAGCACCTGCTGCTTCACAATCTGTACGATTTGTATAGGAAGGTCCTCCACTACATGCCCCAACATTATCTAAACAACCCGTTTGATTATTATTATATAGAGAATCAACACAATACCCACCTATTACTGCTTCACAAGAACCTTGATCAGTATACTGAGGGTATATATCTCCATTACTGTTAACACAAGTTCCCTCAGTCACACAAGCGTTCTCTGTAGTGAAAGTTGCTGATAAATCTTCGCCTTCATAGTTAAAACAACTACCTATTATATTACAGGCAGCTTCTGTCATCTGGCCATGTTGAATTTCTCCATTCAGAGACACACAATTACCCTCAGCTATGCAATTACCTTCTGTGGTTAAAGTTTCTACTTCTGCTCCTACGCTATCTAAACAAATACCAGCTACTGTACATAGATTTTCTGCAGTACCTCCTGATAACTTTTCGCCTGTATAATCAAAACAATCTCCTTCAGCGATACAACTAGTTTCATCAGATAACCCAAGTACTACCTCAGTTTCTTGATCTAAACAAGCACCTATAGCATCACAAACTGTTTTAGTGGTATTATAAGTGAATGTGTTGCCATCCGGATGTGCACAATTACCGCGCTCTTCACAAGTAGTTTGAGTAGTGTGCGGTCCGTAGTCTCCTGAGTCACACCATCCCGAGTCTTCACTTAAAGTGGTACATCCGCTTTTATCGTTTTCATAGGTTGTAGTGGCGTAGTCCTGAATACTTGAATGTTCTGATGCATTAGAACAAGTTCCCTCGGCCACACAATCTGCATAATTATCCCAATCTGGATTAGTGCAAGCCGTGAAAGATGGGAAATTTAGAGTAACTTTATTATTACCGCCCCAACCATCTATAAAATAGTTATAATGATCTCCTACGTCTACTCCTTCTTCTGATTTAATTGGAAAAGTATAAGTTCCCGTCAAAATAGAACTTGTCCACTCTAATTGAGTAATATCAAATTCATAGGGATCAGTACTTTCTATAGGATCGTATATCCCCAGGATAGTTACACCATTTTCTCCAGGAGTAAATTCGATTGTCCCTGCCGCAGGAGTATATTCTTTGTTTAGAATACTATTAGCTTGTGAGGCAATATCATTGGAGAAATAATTCATAGCTGTATTTTCATCAAATTCTGCCTTAACAACTTCTGTAATAGATTCTATATACTGAACAGTATCTGGAAAAAATAATGTGGTGCCATAAGGACCTACCATTCCATCCATTGAGGTATGTTGTTCTTGTGGGATAAATCCACTTTTTACATTACTTTCGGAATATGTTTCTGAAAGAGTATCTAGAAATCCTTCTACAGCAAATGTTGTATTATAATTACTAAAATCTTGAGTATGATTTGAAATTATTAAATTTGCATAAATACCTGTTACCGCCCCGGATGGATCTGTAATAGTGCATTGCTCTTCTGAAATAGATAATTTTTGATTTGGAGTAGTAATCTCAAAAGCTTCTGTTGCTACATCTGCTGTAATATTTTCCGAAGATGCACTTTGAGTTAGGTCTCTTTCTCCCTCTGCTGTTATATCTTGTATTGCAGGAGAAGGAACTAATACATCTACAACGCTAGCATTAGCACCATAAGTTTCTAATTTGCCTAGGGGATCATATGTAATAATTTTATCTGTCAGATCAATGGGTGTCCCTGCGTCTATTAATTCTACTTTTATACTTTTTCTAACTTCTTCTAATGCACTACTATGCCAGTATTTTGCAGACATTAAAGGACCGCTTGTAAGGTCATCTTTAATAATACCTGGAAGACTAAATCTCATACTTTTTTGATCTAAGTTTCCTACGGCATCATTTGATAATTCATTCCAAGTATGACCCGCCTCTATGCATTCAGCTTCAGAAGTAAAGGAAATATCACTGCAAGATGCCTCAGCAGTACTTGATTGATACACTTTTTCTTGTGTAGCTACTTTTAATTCTAAGTTACTTGAGTATTCTTTTATTAAATCTTCTGATTTTACGTAAGCATCATCGGTACCCCCAAGTGTTACTCTAATCAAAGTATTATCATCTGGGTTTTCATCGGCAAATACATAATCATCAGCTGGATCTATGCTGTTAACTTTTTCAACTAGAAGATCGCCTAAAGAACAGTATGCCTTTATGTAATCTGCCCCAGGTGATCCTAAAATATCCCAGTCCTCTCTAATAGGAAACTCATTAGTATTAAAGTAGTATTTACCTTCTCCTTTATTTAATTTATACTTAGTATTTGTATATGTTACATGGGGCGCAGCTTCTGCTGCTTCTGTAATCCAAGTATATTTTGGCCCTTTAATATTAAAAAATTCATGAACACCAAACTTATTGCCCCAGCCAGGTATAGGATGTTTCTCCGTAGTTAAATAAGCTTTATCCATAATTAGAAAACGAGCATCTACTCCATCTATTTGAGCATTGTTTTCTTGTCCTGTAGCATTTACAAAATCAAAGGTACTAAGAGGGTTGAGAGAGGTCTCTGTAAGGGTCGTGCGGGAATCACTATTAGGGCCCGTAGTGTAAATTCCAGAAGGATCTATGGAGGATATATAAGTCGGTGTAGCATTCACGCCATTTTTAATAGAAATACTTGGAGTTCTGTTAGGGTCATCAAAATAGGGAGGTACCTTTTCAGGTCTAACGTAAACTCTAAAAGCTTTCCAATTATCATCTGTTGAGTCCATATAAACTGAAGATCCATCAGGATTACCCACGAAGTTAGAAATTTCATCTTCTAAGAGTTCTTTAGTTTCAGCCCATGTTCCGGGGGAGGCTCCACTTCCAGCCTCATCTGCTTCACACTTAGCTCTAGTATTATTAGCAGGATCATCAGTAGAGCCGCTACAAGTTCCTGGTATTCTATTAATAGACACATCAAAAGAGCCGGCAAATTCTCTTGGAGCCTCTGTCCAGAATGTTAAGGGTACTACTTCAACTCTAGTATTACTCCATATAAATTCTTCTGGTTTTTGAATATTATAAAAAGTTTCACCTTTTTCATATCCAAATAATCTATAAGGCTCAGCAGGTACAATTTCTATAGGAGAATTAGAAGGAGCATCAATTGATTCAGGAATAGAGGTATCGGGTACATCAGTGGGTCGTAAGTATTCTAAATCTTCAGCCACATATTGGAAGGTTGTTTCTAAATATGCTTCATCAGTGCCTGTTACTACGCCTTCATCAACTAGGCGAACATTTTTAATTAGCATTTTGGATAATACTTGTTCGTCAGAATCCTGTCTACTTAGTTTACTTTTTCCACCAACAAAGCCATCTCCTATGGATTTTTCTTCTTTGAAAAGAAGCATAATATCAAAAGGTGGAATTTCATCGGAAAAGGCAATCTCTCCGTTTTCTAAACTAGAGGTATCACCATATACTAAGTTATTGCTCCTATATCCTGCTTGATTGGAAGCAATTAGTTCATAGAAGCCTGCTCTATCAAAATTAACAAGAACAATACTTCCAGCGATTGTTCTTGTTCCTTTAGTATATGATTTAGCAGAAGCTTCTCCTAAGCGTCTAACTGGTGCCTTGTCCCTGTGTACGGAACAACTGATAGCCGCTAAGTTTGTAATTGGGATATAAGCTTCCTTACTTATTTTACCATAAGTAAGAATAGAAGCATTGACATCAGCTCCAGAGAAAGCTATGTTTCGTCTGGGAGGTGCAGGCATATAAACAGAACCTGCTACTCGTTGTTCCGCTACTGTTTCTTGATCAACAGGAATTGTTTTATTGGTATTATTTGCCATTTAAGATATGTTAAGATATGGGACAGAGGATTCCATCCCATATCTTATGTTTAGACTTGTGTTCAGTTTCTTATATGATTGCTTCACTAGATTGAATACCTGTAGTATCCGCACCAGCTGCAGCAGTTCCATCAACCGGACGCCACGCATCGATATGCCTAGCAACATAGGTAAACTGAGCTTCTTGGATACCATCATCAATAGAGATACCAGCACCCTCAGAAATAATAGTAACGTCAAATATACGCATTACCATTTGTTTTCCGAATTCATTTTTACCATAAAGAGTAATATCAAAAGGTGGGATTTCGTCAGCATAAACTGCTACGCGAGAATCATCGCCAAAAGGATTACTATCTGTAGTATTAAACTCATTACCAGGATTATAACTTTGATCAGTTCTATAAACTGTAGAAAGTTCCATAATGTCCCGCAAAGCAGCACGATCAAAACAAGTCATCACAACTGATCCTGCCACACCACGTTTGTTCTTTGAGTATGAAAGAGCGTTTGGATCCCCGCATACAAAAATAGGACGAACTTCCCTATTAACTGACCAAGATATTCCTTGGATATTTCCTATTTCAACATTACCAAATACGGATTTAATGTCTGAACCAGAGAAAGTCGTAACTAGACCTGGATTCGTTTCAAGGTTTGATTTAAAAGCCATTTTATTTTTCTCCTAATTAATAGAAAGCCCCATCAAAATTGACAGGGCTCTCCACACTTTGGGAACTGCTCTAGGTAGTTATTTCCTCATCAATTATTCATATTAGATATGTCACACTCTATGCAATGTCATCAGCGGTTAACTGAACATTGTAATGTACGTCTCTAATTTCAAATTGTGGACTTAAGGTTAATGGAATAGTAATTTTTCCAACAACCCGTTCACCCGGTGTCATAACCACAGGTGCTTTAAATCCGCGAAGGACTCTAGGCACAAGTGCGTCACCAAGCTGCTTATCCAAAGAACTTTGGAATGCTTGCAATAGAGCTGCACTAGAAACTTTACCAATAAAGTCTTTAGCTACGCTTCTGCAGATATCCAAGGCTTCTTGCAAGATAAGGACAGTCATTAAGTTTTCAAAGTCTGATCCAGCAGTTGCTAATGATCTTGATTCTGTTAATTTAACAGCTCCATTATCAATAGTTCCTACCGCGATTCTAGAATCAGAAAGAACGTCGACTTGACGTTTTCCGCTAATCTGATCAATTTCAGTATAACGATATCTTAAACCCTGCATTCCTGGAATTGAGTGTCTATAAATAGCTTCTTCAGTAGGCATTGCTGCAATTAAACCTGCAACAGCTGCTGTACCGATTGCTGAGTATCGAACACCATTCTTTGAGAATATTGGTTCTAGATCTACTGCGTACATGAAGGGTTGGTGAAAATCAGATAACACAGTTCCCGCATTTGTACTAGATCCACCGAGACCAGATACAGTTAAATTAGCTACACGACCAGTAGATGGATGAGATATATCTTCATATCTTTTGATTCGTCCACCAACTCCGCTACCTACCAAGGGTTCGAAGCCAATAACACCTACCATTTCGCCATTAAACTTTTCTAAAAAAGCTGACATTTGTGGTGCATATCCAGCAGCATTTCCATCAGCAAGAACAGCATCAGCTGTCAGATCTGTGACACACATTACATCAAAGAAATCATAGATAAAATGCTCGTATGCTTCATCCAGGTCAGATTTTAATTCATCGTTAGTCATTACTGTTCCATCTTGTCCACCCGCTAAACTATAAGTACTAGCCCATGAAGGGTCAGCCGCTAAGTAAAGGTAAGAGAATCCTAATACTACATTTGTATCAGAAAGATCCGGAGCATCAATTACAATACTATTAGAAGATTCTTCATAAGCAGATTCTTCATAGTATTTTTTCTGAGCATAACGTAGTACCATTGTATAGGAAGGAACTGCACCAAATCGTAGAGATTTGCCAGCAGCAGATGCAATTTTATATTGAAATTCTCCTGCAGGGTTATCCGCTTTTACTACTGTTTTCTTGTTTTCACTAGTATCAAATGCTACTGATACTGTAACAGTTTTGTCTGCAAAAGCAACGCTTGATAGGTCCCAAGAACACGCATTCACAGCACTTACTGTTAAAGTTTCATCTGAAAAAGTTTCTGTAGTATTAGCATCTGCTTCATCAGTTACAGTAACTACTGCATTTGTCATATCAATTGCAGCATCTCCGAGAATATCAGCATCAAAACTAATTGCAACCGTGGCCTCTCCAGAACCATTTGCTAGTACTCCGGATACAATTTCTGTACCTTTGTAATAAACTTTGTTGGCATCAGCAGTTAATAAATTGGCCCCAGCAGTGATGGGTTCAAATGCTTGTCCATTGCTATTCAATAAGTCATCAGCAGCTGTTTCGTCTGCAACAGAACCTGAAGGAATTGAAAAGCTTGCGCTTCCAGTAAATTCATATTCTGCAGAAGCGCTAACCGTATATACTGAATTAATTTGCGCAACTGGCCATAAAGAGTCGGTAGCTTCTTCTTCCATATTTACGCTTAGTTGGTTATTAGAGTATGTTCCAGCAGCTGCTGAGAATTCTAATAAAGCTTCGTTGTCTGCTGTAGCTGATACAGCAAAGATAATATCTTTAGTATTTGGATCGACATTGATAGCCGCAGCTAATTCATCAATCGTTAAATCAACGCTAAATTTAGAACTAAGTTCAGTTTTTGGATTATATACATAAATCCACCCAACTCCGTTAGCGTCTTGTTTCTTTTCAATTGTTACATCATTATATACACTACCTTCATTGATCGCTTCGATTTCAGCAACTTTATTTCCGCCTACATCTTGTAGCTCCGTAATAGCTCTGGTAGCATTTACACCACCAATTCTCATACCCCAGGTATCTGGTGTAGCAGAACTACCTGCTTGAGCATCAATACATTCTTTTAAACCACGAACAAGTGTTCCTTCGCCAAATGCACCAAAAAGCTCTTCAGCTTCTGCTGGTGACTTAACTTGGAGAGGCTCATACATCGGTCCATCTGTAGCGGTACCGAGAATTACTACTCGTCGATTAGTAGGTCCCTGTGGAACCGATCTATCAAGGTTGTTGTCATATAAAGTTCTAGTTACTTTTGGTGTTGCCATAACTTTATCTCCATTTAATATTGTTATTTAGCTTACTCGTGGTATTATTTTTATTCATCATCATTTAATTTAATTTTAATCACTTCAATTAGATCTGCAGGAATAGCTGTGTATTTCTCCACATCAATCGCATACTCTAGGCTTCTTACATTAAAAGTTTGATTTAGTTTCTCTACCTCTTTATCCTTAGTACGTTGTCTAAAAACAGTGTAATGAGATCCAAATAAACCTCCAAAGTGATCCATGAATGCAAATTGAAACCAATCTGCTAAATCTTCTGCCTCATTTGGGCTTTTTGCAAAAATATCAAATTGAAAAAATGCAGTAAATCTCTGAGCTAATACTCTTAGAGCTGTGCCATCATCCAACATAATATCATTTCGTAATCTTGGTTTAACTTCTCTAGTACCTACTTCTGGATTTGCAGCGGGTTTACCGCCTAAATTTACTGGTAACATTCTGTTAATGCTCCATACAATTCCATTTTCAATTTTGTTTTCATCCTCTTTAACAGTTACCCATGTTGGATAAGCTGCGTCAAATCTTAAGTTTGGCTTAAGAAGATGTAAACATTTTTCTAGTTCAGTAATATATTTGAGAGGACCAACGTTTCCAACTACCGATTCACCATTTATGGTCAACGGCATGCTTTCACCGTCGATTCCTTCTCTATAGAGAGTTATGTCAATCGGTGATTTTTCCATATTAATAATCTCCCATGTGTGGAACTATTTGTACTAAGTAGAATTCTATCTTACCTTGAAATCCACGTTTGGTATCTACTTCCACGATTTCAAAAGCCTCAACATGATCAGAAGTATACATTTCATGTTCAGATGGAGCTGAATCTGTCTCCTTATATTCAACTTCTATAATAACATCTCCTCGTTTAGGTTTTACACTACGAGGTATATACATTTTAGAATTTTGAATAGTAACACCAACCGCCCCTCTGACCGACATGGGATCATGTCTTACTTTTATAATTTCATCAGCAAAGGTCCACTTAGGGCCTCCAGAACTTGAGCCAGTATCTTCATGATAAAATTCACTTTTTTCTCCAACATTATATCGTCGATATAAAACAAAATGACCATATTTGTCTAAAATACTTTCAAATGATCTTTTTACAGATGAGCCCGCGGAACTAACTGACCATGGTTTCATTGCCATTATTTAGTCCTCGAAGTAAATCCTCGGCTCATTCCTCTGGATTCGAAATCTGACCCACCAGTTGCCCCCGGAGATGCACTAGTAGTGCTTGTGGGTAAGCTTTGGTGAGTGTGGTCCGTATAGGGACTAGTTGAAGAATCTTTTGTTTTTAATTTATGCTCTAGTGCTACTATTTTAAGATCCAATGCTGCAATATTATCTTTGAGATATTGAGCAAGATTTCTTCCAGACATTTTAAAGTCTCCAAGAGAAATAGAACCTGCTCCTGCGCCAGTAGGATCAGTAAAATAAGTTGATAGAATATCTTTCTTAGTTCGCGCTACTACATATTCAGTAACTCTTAATGGCACATTTAAAGAATCAATAGTACCATTCCATAATTGGGCAGCAGTTATGCTATGACGGTGTATGGATAAGGCTACTGTAAAATCATCGTATTGATTTACAAAAGGCCCAATTTCTAATTTTGTTTCATTGATAGAGGCATAGAAAGGCGATAATAAACTCATAAAAGAAAGAATAGGCGTATGTTCATTAACTGATATATCAAATCCTATTTCAAAAGTTCTATTAATATCAAAATCTAATGTAATATACCCCTCTTCATCTGGAGTTTTACTAATGCATGCTATGCTATCAACGGTTAAAGCATCCGCGCCTATAACTGCTAATAGATCTTTTTCTTCTTGATCTAAATTATCATATAAAATTTTAGACGTTAGGTATACGTCTTTTCCTAGTACGAAAGGATTTTGCAAGTTATCAATCCAGTATGCTTTTGGATTTAATCCAAAACCTAAAGGATGATTTGCTAAAGCAGATACTTGTACATCTCGTGTCCACGTTTCACCAGCTGCTTCACAGTTTACTAATGTTTTATGCTGAGGATCACTGCACGTACCTCCCTCAGGTACACGACCATCAAAGCTTACCGTTAGACTTCCAAGTCCATACTGCATGATACTCCCTTCTGCTGGAATTGCAGAGGCAAAATATAATTCTTCAGGTATAGCTTCTATATCTTCTACAACTGTTTCTCCCGTTTGATCTACTTGAGTTACGGCTTCAATAACAGTAAATGTCGCAGAATAGCTATTTTGTAAAGAGGTTCCGTCGGCTGCTTTTATACCATAATTACTTTTAGGAATATATAAAGCATATGAAGCTCCTGCAATCAGGTCTGATTTAGGAGATACTCTAACAATTGTTCCCGGATCAATTAGAGATAATTCAATATCTACTGGGGTTTCGTTACCCCCATCAGGCATTGTTCTAAAAAGAGTTACCGCGTACGATAATAGAGAGGAAGATGCTACTTCTGAGGAAAATGTAATGTCTAGGGGAGAATCTTTTGGAACATCAGCAGCCCCGAGTAATGCAATTGGATTTCCAGATGCATCAGTAAATTCTGTTTTTAAAATATTGAAAGCCATAACTATGTCCTCTTAGTTTTCTTTTGCTTCCTTTTTAGAGAAGCACCGCCTGGACGAATTCCCACCCGCCCAGGTTTCTTTGTGCCTTTGTCATTTTTCTTTGTCATTAAGTAACAAAGCGTAAAGGTTTTACATCCTTGACTGGGGGATTTTCATCCTCAACTTTAACAGAACTAATCCCAGTTGATTTACCCAAGTCGTTCATGATGTTAGACACAAAGTCCATAACAACATCTCTTGGATGCATCGAAGGATTTTTACCTTCTTTTTCTATACTGTGACAAGCTTCAATAAATTCTAATTTATCTAGTTTATTATCTAGAGTTATTAAAACTGATTGCATTTCTTTTACAGCATTAGAGGGAGTTCCTGCAAGAATAGTAAAAGCTTTTTTATAGATTGCGCTATCATTACTAAAACCTATTGAGTGATATGAGAAAGAGGGTGTTTTTAAGACTTTACCTTTTACTCCAGTACCTTTATCTGTCCAACGGAATTGACCTCTATTGGATGTTACAGGAGGAGTTGAAGGTGTATTTACACTTTTTTCTTTATACTTTTCGTCAGGTTTACTAATATAATCTAAAGTACCTGAATTTACTGCTGCGTCTATCTCAGGTAAAAACTCTTCAGCAATTTCTGAAACTTCTACCCAATTATCTCCATTTTTAATAGAGTCGGTAGTAAAAGCAGTAAGCGAGACTTTAGATGCAGGGTGTCGCCACATTGCTTCCCCTTGTGCTAATCTAATATACTTTTTTCTATTTTTGGCCATTTCTAGCTCCTTATGTTTATCTTTTCTAAGTTATGTCAATCAGACACAAAAAGAGGGGCCCGATTACTCAGTCCCCTCTTCTTAGTCATTTACAAGTTAAGTAACGTCAAACTAAGCTATGCTTAAGAAGCAGTGGGCCCAGCATCAGGTGTGTCACCACTCAAAGATACTTGGTTAACATTGTCAAATACATAGTTATCTTTGATAACAACGTCTTTTGCAATACCAACACCTTTACCTTGAGCGAGAAGTGCCATACCCCAACGTTCTTTAATCTTCATAGCATGGATGTCAACTTCCGGATCTTTCCATTCATCTACAGAAATGCCTTCTTTAGTCATTAATAGACCAGCATTTTGAGAATCAGCCATGATGATATCTGTTACGTATACGCTTGAATCATCTGCAACATTATCAGCTCCAGCATTAGCGCCTGTAGCACCAGATGCATATTTAACATGAGGTGAAACAATCACTTTAAGAGGTGAAGGTAGATATTTAGGCGCAATATTAAAACTTGAGCCGAGAGGATTCAAAGTTGTTACGAACGGATTTGGACCAGCAACGCCACCTTCTTGTGGGTTACGTCCAGTTGGATCTTGTTTGTATCCTAATCCACCAAAACCTGTTCCAAATGTTTGTGTACCGCCACCGTTTGGTAAACCGTTAGTAGCAATAACACCATTTGCGAATAAGATTTCACGCATTTTAGGATCGTTCATAAATGTTTTCCAAGCAAGTGGATTCATCAAAAGAGTATCATAATTGAAGCCTCTTAAGTAACCATAAGCCCACATATCAAAGACATCATTAATGGTCATAGAACCATTAAATTTACCATCGATACCGCGACCTTTAGTATAACCTAATTCGCCGGAATCATCACTATTGCTGAAAATGGTTTGACCCATATCATTTAATAGAGCGATACCATACTCTTCTTTATGTCTTGCCAATGCACGGCCAGACATTCTCAACCACATTCCGAATACATCGAAAAGGTTGTCATCAATCACTTCTTGTGTCATGCGCATTTTCAATCCATGCTTAGCAATGCCAAGTTGGATGATATGGCCTTCTCCGAAAGACATATCAGCTTCTGGATATTCCTGACCTTCAGGAACTTCAGCAGCATGAAATGCACCCATAGCACCAATTTCTACAGTGCGACCTGGGCCTTCATATGCAATCTGTTTAAACAGATTGGGAACGACTAGCAAGTCTGGTTCAATAGCTTCTTGCACTAAGGAAGTTACAGTTGTACCAATGAATCTTGTAAGATCTTCTGTAAAGAATACATCTTTAAATTCATCAATACCTTCTGCTTCCATGTGTTTTCCAATACTGAACACATCTTTGAAGTCGAAATGCAAGTTCAACGCATCTTTATCTTCAGTTTCTATCCCAACAATACCATTGTTAGTAAAGATATCATAGATAAGTTTTTGAGCGTGAGCCTGCTTTGCTGTTAGTTTTGTCACTTTCATTATTATTTTTCTCCAATATTTAAGTGAATACTTTCTAAAGCAGACTCTCTATGATTATTCATCTGGAGTTCTGTTTTAAAAATAGCTTTCATGCTATTTCTCATTAAACGTCGAGCTGAATCCAAGCTTCCCCGATCGCCCCGCCTTCGCAGAATTCTAAGATCTTTTCGGCTGGATCGGCGCCTGGCCACTTGCTTTCCCATGTGCTGCTTTCTGCCTCTAGGGCTGCACTGATTGCATTGTATGCAAAATTATACAAGAATTGAGGTACGCCTTTGGTGCCCGTTCCGGCTACTCTGTAGCCTGCATTATCTTCATATACAGTTTGCACTGTATCTAATAAGTCTTTTCCAAATCTATAATCTACGCCCATTAAACGTCCAACACATTGAGCATCGTCAGTTGTATGAGGCATAAAGTTACCGTAGTAATCAGATTTAAGGAATGAACCTGCTGTTCCTTGGCTAGCTTCACTATTGAAGGTATAGAAGGAATATTCTTTTTCAACCGATTTGTAACCAGTATCAGAAATATCTGTAGTAGATCCAGGAGCAACAGAACCTACGTTAGCAAGATCATAAACAAAGTTTATAACAACAGATTCTGTACCTGTACCTTGATCTGTGCTGAAAGTAATATCTCCAGCAGCATCAACACTATAATCAGTAACTAATGTTAAGTCAGCTCCGTCATATGTAACCACACCTAAGCTACTAAAAGTAGCGCCAGCATGAGCAGCTGCATATGTTGCAAAAGCCACTGTAACAGGAGTCGCAGTTGCGTCTGATAAATCTAATGCAGCAGTATAGCTACCGTCTAAATCTTCAGCACCGCCTTCTGCACCAGCAACAGCTGGAACAAATAAACCAGCTTGTCCCATAAAAGTATCGAATGTGTAGGTATCTACAGCAGGTAATTTAATTAATTGTCGGCTCAATACGCCGTAGTTTTTATTACGCATATCATAATTAAGATTTTCACCTCTAATATCTTGATATACATCGTGCTCTGAAACACCAATAGGTTTATTAGCAGGCATCACATAGTCTGCAGCATCTGAAGGCGAAGTAACTGTTCTAGCTGTTCCACCATTTGCTGGGACCATTAAACCCATAATACCCTTAGCAACGCCATAATAGTCTGTCCCATCACCAATAACTCCTTCTGGAGCATCATTGGATGTAATTGCAGAAACAATACGACCTTTAGGAATCACAACCCAATCTTCAGTATTAATATCCTGGAAAGATTCAGGTAAATGTTTAAAAGGCAGCAATGGAAATGCTGGACGAACTCCATCAGATTGACTAATATTCGGTCTACCCGGAGACAGTCTGTATTTAGATGGTGCGCCTTTTAGTGGTCGAGTCGGAGCTCCTTTTGCGTTAAAGTTAATCTTGTTAGCCATTATTAGTTATCCCCTAGATTAAACGTTAAGTTGGATCCAAGCTTCACCAAATGCACCAGCAGCTACAGCAAGAGCAACAACTTCTGCTGCGTCTTTACCTGCATAATTACCACCGTCACCAAGTTCAGCAGTCCAAGAAGTTCCAGCTTTAACAAAAGCTTGTGTCATTGCCGCATAAGCAAAGTCATATAAGAACTGAGGAATACCCATGGTACCTGTTCCGGAAACTCTGTAACCAGCATTATCTTCATAAACAGATTGTACTGTATCTAGTAAATCTTTATTAAAACGATAATCAACACCCATTAAACGTCCAACTACTTGAGCGCCTGATCCGGCCATAAAATTACCATAGTAATCAGATTTTAGTTCTGTACCTGCAATACCATCTGTAGCACCTTCTTTAACAGTTAACCAAGAAAATTTAGGATTAACAGCAAAGTAAGCAGATGCGGCAGCTAAACCAGCAGCAGCCGGAGCGCCTTCTGAAGTATCACAGAAGCAATCAGCAGCCATACCAGTAAAAGCATCTAATGCAGTAAGATCAACGCAAGGAAGTTTAATTAACTGACGACTTAATACGCCGTAGTTTTTACTTCTCATGTCATAGTTTAAGTATTCGCCTCTGAGGTCTTGGTATACGTCATGTTCTGCAACACCAATTGGTGCGTTTGCGGGAATAGTTTTAGTAGCAGCATCTACAGGTGATGTTACTTCTTTAGCAACTCCACCGTTAGCTGGAACCATCAGTCCCATAATTCCTTTAGGTACACCATAGTAGTCCAGACCATCACCGAGATCACCATCATTAGATGTGATCGCAGATACGATACGTCCTTTAGGTATTACAACCCAGTCTTCAGTGTTAACGTCCAAAAAACTTTCTTCTAAATGCTTATAAGGCATTAAAGGAAAAGCAGGACGGATCCCATCAGATTGACTGATATTAGGTCTACCTGGGGATTTTTGATATTTCGAAGGGGCTCTCTTCAAGTCTCTTGATGGAGCACCCTGTGCGCTAAAATTAATTTTGTTAGCCATTTTTATTTATCTCCTATTTACGTTTCAGATAAGATCTGATAACTTTTCGTGCGTCGCTCATGGCGCCTTCATTGTCTTCTTCTTTGTCCAAACCATCAGGTTTGTCCTCTGAGAGTGTTTCGTCATCCAGACTCTCTGTTGGAGCTTCTACAAAAGTCTCCGTCATTTTGTGAGAGAGGTCTCTGAATATTGTTTTGAGTTCATCGAGATTTTTCTCTATTAAGGATTCTTTATACTCCTTACTGGAATTCCCGATATCTTCTAGGTTAATTTCTGAACAACGCAGTGCTACAGCATTTTGTACGATTGAATCGACTAATACTTCGCGAACTCGTTCTTCTTCTTCCGTAGATTTATCTTCTTCAGAATCTTCGGTTTCAGTAGCTTCTTCTTCTTCTTCAGCTTCCTCTTCTTCAGATTCTTCGGCCTCAGCTTCTTCTTTAGATTCTTCATCTTCAGGATCTTTTTCTTCTTCCTCTTCAGCTTCATCTTCCTCTTCTGCTGTCGGCTTTGCATTTTCAAGGCCTTTATTATAGGCTTCTTCTTTTACAGAAGCAATATACTCAGCCATGCCATCAACTGCTAAAGCTTCGACAAGATCTTCCGGAACATCTTTATTATCATCATTTTCAGAATTTTCTTCTACTGGTTCGATAGAGTCAATAGCTGCAAAAAAGCCGTCTTTAACTTCTTGAGAAACTTTTGTATTCTTCTCAATAAGAAGGCGTACTCTTTCTAGCTTTTCAGCAGAAGCATCTTCTAGCATTTCTGATAAGTTTTCTAAAATAGAATCATCGAATTTCATTTTGATATTTCCTCGTATTAAATTCTATTGGATAAGTTCTAGTGACTTTAAAACAGAATCAATCTGTTCTTGTTTTTCGGTTTCTTTAGCAAGTTCCTTAGCTGTTTCAAGATTATCCTTAAAAGTAGCTTCAGTATATACTAAAATTTCTTGTTGGTCTTCTGGAGATAATCCATCCCAGTTACCTAACTGTTCTATATATTTTGTAATTTGATCTTCCCAGCTATCATACTTTGTAAGAATATCTTCCATCGTAGGTTTGACTGGGGGATTCTCAGGCTTATCACCTTTTAATTTTTGTTTATTCTCATTATCCTCTGATTCTTTATCTGTATTTACATATACTAAGCCTTTAGCTGCTATATACGCTTCTTTATCATGATCTACAGCTTCCCAGAGAATAGAGTTAGCAACACTTTCAATTTCCATATTATCAGATGTGGCATACTCCACTTCTGAGTCAGAAAATACTAATGCTTCTCTGTGTTTATCTTCTGTATGATAAGGAAGGGGTTTTTCACCATCCATCATACTATATGAAACAATTTGAGCAGCACCTTCTTCAGAACGATAATCTGCGGGTGCGTTTACGATCGAAACTTCTTTATAGTCCATGGCTCCTATAGTCCAGAAGCACTTTTCTTCTTTACCAGTTTTTTCATTTTCGTAAACATTTCCACGCATATGACCGCACCATTCATCGGCAGTCAAAATATTAGTTCCACAAATAGAACATTTGACATATTGTAGCTCAGCAGGAGCATCTTCCATAGGAGCTCCATGAGTAGATACAGTTAAGTATCGTCCATCTATAATTTTTTGAATAGCTTCCTTGTCAGTAACTTTAACGTCTAATTGGGTAAAGCCCTCAGCTTCGGATGTTTTAATATAACGAGAAGCAGAAACTCTTCCAAGAGGTTCGCTCTCCATATCGTGATTTTTTAGTAATGGTTTTTCAAAAGGTTTAATCCACACATCCTGGGAAACAGCATAAGACATTGCGCCTGAATCATAACAAAAACCATTTCTATTAACATAACCGGCATGCGTTGCATCAACAGTTATTAATAGAGATTCCGGAATTGCTCCGCTAGGAGTATACGAAACACTCGAAAAATCACTAGTAGTTTCGTCTCTGAAATCATTTTTTAATAGTTTACTCATAAGTGTCCTCCGACAAAAGTTCCGGAAATTGATCAACGCTACGTGTCATCTTTTTACATCTAGGACACTTCACTTCGACATCTGTTCCAGGAACAATTTTTGCAAGTAATTTATTACATAGTGTGGGTGCGCCCCATCTTTCAGACTTCTTTTCGTCTAATTCCTGACAACGTAGTTCCACTAAGTTTATTGGAACACAGTTTGCTTTTACGTTTATATGAGAACATCCTCGCTTTTGGCATTTAATTTCTACCGCATAAGGATTTTCACCGTCTTTGTATTTACAAAGCAAGGCGCCACACGCGGGACACCTAAAATCTAGATACTTTTTATTCATTCTTACTCCTTGGTTATATCAGCTTCGAGTGCTGTAAATATTGAATTTACTGCATCTGGTAATTTGTTGTCTCTTAGGTACTCTGACACTAGCATCTTTAGTAGAGTTATGTCATACGTCTCTAACTTAGACCCGCTTAGGATCCTGTAAAGGTCCTCTTTAGAGTCAGCTTTTAAGCAAGTATCCCATAATTTTATGTAATAATCTTTAGATACATTTGGTTTTGCTAATTGAGTACCATGTTGGTTACTAGGTCTAGCATTATTCTCCGCAGTGTTTTCTGCCGCGTTAGTCTGTACCGCTGCAGTTGCTTTTGCTAAAGGTATTTGGATTTTACTAATGTATAGTCCCTCCCTCTCTGCATCACTTAGGATATCTCTACCTAGTTCTTTTCTAAGCTCGTCTTCTGTGATTGTATTATTATTATATAGGTTAAGATAATGAGCTTCTCTTCTAATTTTCTCAGCTAGATCGATTTCTGGAATAGATAAATATACCATGTTGTCATCGTCTAGTGTGAACTCTGAGTAACCTACTTCATAAAGTAGTTCTCTGATTATATAAAATTCTATAGCATTTTTAATAATTCTTTGAAATTTAGCAGAAGTACTTTGCATTTCTGCACTTAAAGTTTGTGCGGTAGATCTATTTGCAGTAGATCCATCACCCATTGCTATTCCTGACATTCCTAACCCGGCCATTACACGAGCTCTGAAATAAGATATAGAGGCTGTTAAAATATTATTAGCTTGTGTAGCTTTTGCAACATCATCTAAACTAACTCGTTCAGTTGTAACTAATATACCATCCCCAGTAATATTACGAATAGTAGAAGCTAAATCATCTACTTGTTCCTGTGTACCGGGCTGTTCCTTTGAGCCTACCTTAGCATGTATTTTTGGGACTGCTACCTTAATAGATTCTAATAAAGATAATTCTTCTAATTCTCGTAGAGCTTCCATGTCTGCTAAAACTGGTATTGACATAGGCATTGCAAAGAAATATTGCGATGGAGATGATCCTCGATCTTTAACATGGATAACATTATGAGGTGGCCATTCTGGAGTTTTTATCTCCTCTTTCTGGCCCAGTCTAGAAATTAAACTAGCAGTAGTACTAGCTGTGGTCGGCAATTGTCTCCATTTTCTAACATTACCAAAATCATCTTTATCAACCTCTATGCTTGTTAAATCTACAACATTATAACCGGCAACAGGTACACGTTGATATCCATCAAAAGTTTTACGAGGTTTACCCCCAGATGCTTTTCTATTACGGCGTTTAATAATAACTACATTATTATATAATACGATATTAAAAGCAATTTCATCTAAAAAATCATCAGTAGGTTTATTCTGTACTGTAGCAATTTGATCAAAACGTTTTCTAATATATTTAACAGTGTTAGGATTATTTCCTATAAATTCCCATTTTTGCTTACGAATCTGTTCTACGTATTTTTCAATAGCACGTCTAAACATTGATTCATTAGTGAAAGCAAGTTGAACTTTAGCCATATCCCACTCCGGAGCACGAAAGATTCCTCTTTGTCCTCCTTTAAAAGCGCTAAGTACGTTTGATTTTAATGTTTTAAGAATACTTGATAAACTAGAGGAACGCGCATCCTTTACTTGTTTTAAAGGTAAAGAATCTTGCTCAACAGTTTGATTTCTCTTTTTTAAGACATGTTCGATCTTATCTTCTAGAGTTTCTTTAGGTTCTCTTCTTAAAAAAGAGAAAAATGTTCGTTTGGCCATTATAAATCTGTTCCTGCT